ATGTACAGACCAATGCCGACTCGTGATGCGCCAAGTCCAAATGTCACAAGGTCACGATTCATGAAATAATTGTCGTGGATGTTTATGCCAGCAGCGTAAGGGACTTCCATGCCGTTGCCAATGCCACCTTGACGGACATTATTGTGGTGGAACTGCCCTATCCCATAAAATCCGGCAATGTATACGACAGGTAACGGGTTGGTAGCATTAGCAGACCAAAACACAATTCCTGATATGTCAAATTCATCTTCTGCATTGGGTGGTATGCCAGACCCTGCATACGAAAAAATGGTTTGGTCGTTAAGATTTTTAAGTACAGTACCGGCATTGGTAATCGCAAAAGGATTTGTAACGCCAGCACCAACAATCTTAATTACTCGGAATCGTTTGGTCGTACTGTTAGTGGGAACGACCAGTGTAGACGACAGCAAATAGCCGCCCGGCGGCAAGACAAGTGTTTGCCCAGACACTTCTGCTTGGTTAATAGCATTTTGCATGGCAGCAGTTACGTCTACTGCGTAGTTGTACGCTTGCACAGACGCAATCTGCGCTGCCGTCATGTAGTCAAAAGCACTTAAGATTTCGCGCATCTTGTCCTGCGCTGACATTGCAACAGCGCTTGCACCGGTCTGCTGAAACCCAATCCAATTTGAGCCGTCATTGTCTGCTATGTCTTGAACAAAGCCGACCTGCCCCTTAAATCCAGTAAACGACACCCCGCTGGCACTTAGGATAATGCCAGTGCCATCTGGGAAGTTGTAAACCATCGTCCCTTTGCTATCCTGCACCAGGATGCTGAAGTCCACGCCGTTGACGTAGATTTGGGCTGGTGTTCCTGCGCGGGAAATGTAGCCATTAAGCGTGCGCAATGGCTGCGCGGCAACGATGGTCAGAGCCTCGTCGTAGTAGGCCACGACTGGGTTGGTCTGGGGATTCAGATTGGCAACGCCGACCCAGATGTAACCGTTGTCCAGTGGTTGCCCGTCGCGGTCTTGAAAGACTGGGAACGGTACTTGGATTGAGAGTGCGGACATTTATGGGGTCTCCTGAGTGGATTTTGCCTGTTGCTGCTGCTGAATGGTAGCAGTTAGGCGCTTGAGCAACGCAGCTTCCTCTGGGCTTCCTGAGACGGTCTGCGGTATTTTAATCAGCAGATTGCGAACTGGTGCCGATTCGTAGATGCGAGCAGCCACGCCGACTCCACCGGCAGTTCCAAGCGTTGCAAGGAATCCTGGCAAACCACCGCCAAAGAAACTAGACAATGCTGCCGCACTTACTGGAATTGCAGCCTGTACGCCTGTTGGCGGTGCTGCTGCTGCCTCGGATGCGCGTTTTGTGATGTTCAGCACTCTGGTGAGGCCTTCAACTTGCTTCAGATCGTCACCAGTAAAAAACACGCCAGTTGAAGTGCCAAGACGTTTGACTTCATTGGCAAATCTATCAGGCGATATTACAGTTCCCTCGGCCACATCTGCGGTTGCCTTTTGTGCTGCACGAGCAAGGATTGCAGCTCTAGCGCTTTCGCGTCCTGATGGGGTAAGACTCGCATAAAGCTGGCTGACTTCGCTCGGCTTCTTGCTAAATAACATGTTGCCGATAACTTCAGGAGTTGCATCGCCACGCTTGAGCACTGATTTAAGCGTGCCCATATCAAGTTCTCCAGCAAGGGTAGACAGACGCTTATCTGATACTTTCCATTTAGTCACATCTCGGCGTTCGCCAACTTGCGTAATGAATGATTCCATGTCTTGCTTAAGCGGCTTGTAGATGCTGGACAATGCTTTTTCGCCAATCCCTCGAACAGATGCCAACTCTGGAGCTTTAAAACTTTCTCCGATTTGCTTGCGCAGTGTTTCAACATTTACCAAGTTCTGCCCTTGCAATGCTGCTTTCCAGTCTGTTAATCGCTCAATGATTGGCGCAACTTCTTGGGTTTTGAGTCCTTGCAGTTTGGCGATTTGATCGTCAATGGCCTGTGTTGTCTTTGTCATTGGAACAGTGCCAGCTTGACCAAGACGCTCGATAACTTCTGTCTTTGCTCCAACATACTTGGACAAATCGGCACTGCGCTTGGCTGCCAAGTCTTTCATCACGTCATCTGATGCTCGAGCTGCATCATCTGCGCCAAAATCTCGTAGTACGTTTCGGACAGCTTCAATTCGTTCAGCTTGTTGAGCTTGGCGTGCACCTCCAGTGCCAGCTAAAGGAATACGCTCACCTACAGTTTGCACCCACTTAGATGCAAAGGTGCGCGGTGGCACTACGTCGGTAGTCATAAGTCTGACGCCTGCCCGCTCAGCGTCTGCAATATCTGACGGTAACTGTGCTGCTGATGGTTGAATTCTTGTTCCCGCCATTTTTGCACCGGCAACTCCACCGGCAATGCTTGCAGCTACTTGACCTACTGGGCCCGCGCCCATTTCTTTTGCAGTTTGCCCTGCCAGTCCTGCGCCCGCGCCGCCTGCAATTTGTGCTGCTGGCTGTGCCGCAATCATCCTTCCGACTTCACGAGTAATTGGGGCTGCTGCGCCTGCTGCTGTTTGAATTGCTTTTCCTGCTGCCGCCATGCCACCGGCACCGGCTGCGCCTGCTGCGGTAGTTTGAACGATTCGCTCGGCTGCTGTCTTCGGTTCGGCAACGCCGAGGCGTGTCAGTAGGTCTTCCATCGCCTGGGTTGGAAGTGTGTATTTGGTTCCTAGCAAACTATTGATGGAGCCTACGATGGGATCGCCAACGGTCATTGCCAAGCCAGCAGCGCCAGCACCTGCAATTGCGCCTGGGATAGCGCCCACTCCAGCCAGGGGAAGGCCAGCAGCGCCGCCAAGGGCTGCGCCTGCTGCGATGGGTGCAACGCCACGGGTAATTGCGCCTGTGAGCCCTTGCAGGGTTGTTTCTGCTGGTGCTGGTGTTGCTGCTGCTTCCAATGCTGCCGCACCACCGCCCGCACGAATTGCCGCCACCCGAGCTTTTAGATCAGACGAATCTGGCGCAACATCATCGGGGATGTTGTTGATGGTGATGCCATCTTTGGTGGTGATGGAATAGGCCATGTCAGTATTCCACCGCGACGTTTCTGTTCGCTGGAGCTGGTGGAGGCGGCACAGGCGTTTCTACTATCTCAGGCCCAAACACGTTCTCTGGATTGAGTCGGTAGTTCTTGACCACAACGCCGAGCGCCTTTTTATCTTCGCCAGATTTCTTTTGCGCTGAGTCTAAGTATTGCTTGGAAAGGGCGACATATTCATCGCGCTGTGCAGAGCTAAGAAGTTGTCCGTTTTTGGCTTTCTCCAGCCTGTTCTGTAACTGCGTGAACAGGCCAGCGGTATCACGCGCCGTTGCAAATTCCGTCTCACGTACGACCGAGCCGGGGTCAAGCATCTTCATGAAGCCGGTAATCAAAGCAATGTCGCCTGGGCCATTCTTTGCTCCAGCGGATGACTTGATGTTGGCAAAGGTAGTTCCAAGTTCGCCATACACTTTGGAGCGGACTTGGTATTCCTTGCGCAACTTTTCTTCCTGCTCAAATACTTTGGCAGGATCGATGCCTCCGGATGCTTTGAGTGCTTCCAAATCAAGTGCGGCTTTTTGAGTCTCCACACCAAGTTTCCTTGTCGTAGCCAATGCAGACCCGGTTTGCGCTTGTGTCAACCCAAGATCGGCAGCCTTCTTCTTGAGGTCTGCCAATGCAGTTTTTTCTGCATACTGAGCATCGACCTTAGCCTTGGCTGCATCAGCAGTGGCCTTGGCTGCATCTGCTGCCGCCTTCTCTGCTGCATTGCCTGCGGTAGCCTGCGCCGTGGCTGCATCTGCTACCGCTCTGTCAGCTTTTGCAACGGCCTCGGTCACTGCGCTAGGCGCTGTGGCTGCCGTGGTTCTGGCCTTGACTGCCTTCTCAAAGCGATCCGGATCAATAGTTGTCAAGGCTAGGTTTACGCCAGACTGAGCGCCTCTGACGTTCCCGTTTTGCAGAGCAAACAGCACATCTTCGTAAATCTTGGTAGATTCGCCCGCGTTTTTCTTGGCCTCAATGATGGTTTGCACGCGAGACATTGCAATGTCTGGTGCGTTGTTCTCAAGGGCGTTGGATATTTCAAAGCCCTGCGTGAATTCCGTGTTGACACGCTCCTCGCCTACGCCTTTACGAACATCACCAAAGGCTTCGCGGAACTGCGGGTACTTAGCAATCATGCCAGTCCACGCCTTTTGCGAGCCATCGGCCTGAGCCACTTGAAGGTCGTCGGAGAATTGCTGCCTGACTTGTTCGGCCTGTTGGCGCTTTTGTCGATCTGCCAAGGCTTGACCGAACTCAGCAAACTGCGCTCCAAGGTCAACCTTGGGAGTCATCGCCATGTAGTTGGTCGGAGCTTGTAGGGGATTGATGGCCATGTTTTTGCCTTAGAAACTCGCTGCTAATTTTCCGATTGACAACACATCGCCAAATGTTTGTCGAGCGACCCCGCCCTTGGCCATTTGGCCACCGGCTATAGCTGCCCCCTGATTGGCCAGCAGATTCCCGATATTACTTGCCGACTCCATCCCAGACGCTGCCTGCCCTGCTGCTGCGGCTTGACCAAGCTCAGAAAGCCCACCAAGTCGCCCGTATTGCTGCTCGATCAGAGCGTTGAGGGCTTGGGGCCGGAACTGAGACAGCGCGGCCTGTACGTTGCCGCCACGCAATCCGCCGGTAGCCGATGCGTTTTGCAGGATGGCGTTTTCGCCTTGCTGAGTGAGTGCTTGAAAAAGAGGTGATTGCTCAAAGCCTGCCATCGCTGTGCGTTGAGCACCTGGGCCACCCAGTCCGATCAGGGCTTGTTGCTGGCCGAGGGCTCCGGTGCCCGCTTCGACGTATGGAGCCATGAGCTCGACAAGCGCATCGAATTGCCTTCTCTGCTCATCGATGCCAGCTTGGGCTGAGGCAGCTTGGGTTTTCCCAGCTTTTTCCGCGGCCTTAGCCGATTGCTTTGCGCCGGTGATGCCGCCTACAACGTCACCGATTACGTCTCCAATAAAACTCATTTTGAACTCCAATCTAGCCTGGTCATGCCCAGCACATATACGTCTTTGGCAATGTTGCCTTGCATGCACGCTGCACGCCTGCGGCCTTCTTCTTTGAAGCCGAGCTTTAGGCAGTAGTTTTTGGCCGACTCCAGGCCTTCGATGATGTAGGCGGTAACGCGCTGGATGGGCTGGGCAAATGCCCACTCCAAGCAAGCCATGCCAAGGGCACGTGAGTGCTTGAGAGTTGAGCGCTTAAGTAGTGCGTGCAGCTCAATCTCAATGGGTGAAAACCGAACCGCCATGAAAGCGCCAGCGAAGGTGCTGCCTATCCATGCAGACAGGTAGATGACGGCTGGATGGTCGATGGGAGCGGCTGGCCGGTGATCGTGGCCGATCTTGGTGATGTACGGATCCGAATACACCTCGAGCAAGTGGCCCTTCGTGATTCCTTCCGTTACAGCCAGCATTGACCACTCCTGTTGAGGGAAAGCTGCTGGAGGCTCAGATGACTCAGCGGTTTGATTTTCACACATTTCTGGAACTCGTCAATCTTCCATATCGAACTCGCGTTCTTCTTGAGCTTGGCAAGAACGAAGATCGTGGCAGATGAAGTCGAAGTTGTTGCAGTAACCACGGAAGCCTGCGTCGGTGTCCCAGTCATTGCGCGGGATGCGCTCCATCTTGGCTTGGGTCATGGTGCTGTTGTCGTAGTACTCGCAGTTGGAGCAGCGACGACGACGGGCTTCCTTTTCGTCGACCTGCATGGCCTTGCCGAGTGCAACCCAGTATACCTTGTTGGCCGTTGGCTCGTTGGATGGGTTCTCTGGGCCGAGCATCCAGTCGTCAATGACAATCTGGGTGTTCTTCTTGTTCTCGGCTGTGGTGATGAATTCTTCTTCAACCGGCAAGCCGATAAAACCCTTTGGCATCATCATGAAATCTTTCATGCTGTTCTCCTTATGTGATTTCGCGGCCAGATGCGCGGATAGTCAGCGAGGTGGCTGCACCGGCAATGGTACTGATGAAGCCTCCGGATTCCAAAGCCTGGCCGACCAGCTCTGGGCAAGTGTAGGTCTCGTCTGGAGCAATGGATCGTGTGTCCAGGATCAAGTTGGATGCTCCGGCAGTGCCGCCACTGGTTACCAGGTTAACGCTAAACGTCACGTTTCCTGCGGTGGTGTTGGTGACGGTGAACTTGTCGATGATCGCTTTGCAGTTGGTGGCGGTGTACTGCGCTGTCTGCGCATTCTCAGCCTGCTTTGCAGGGATCAGAACTTTGACGGTAACGGTCACGGGAGGCTCCTATTGTTCGGTTTGGGTGACAGCAAGAATGACGGCTGGCGCTGCTGGTGCGAAAGCGGTAGCGGCAACGGTGGCAATGCTGACGTTCGTGTTGTCGGCAGCGTACATGACCTCAATGAAGTCACCAGCAGCCAATGACTCAACCTCGTTAAGCGACACCACCAGATAGCCATTGTTCAGCGTGATTGACGCAACGCGGGCCGAGTTGGGGAAGTTTGTCGTGCCGTTTTTGCGCAGCCAGACCCAGATGGATTTTTGCGATGAGTTGGTTGATGTGATCTGCACCGAGGCTGCGATGTTGTACAGGCCAGCCTGGGCAACGATGATCTGTGAGGTGGTGCCACCAATGCTGACGCCGTTGGCGATCTGGGTATTGGTGAACAACAGCTCGTAGGCCGTATTGATTACGGCAGGGGATTGGCTGTTGGTCTTGGTGAACTCGCCGTAATAAATCTGCTGCTCAATTGTGGGCCGCACAAAGATGACGCCATCAGTTGCGCCAACTTGCAGCACGGCGGCGATTGGCACCACGTTGTTTGGCGCGGTTGGCTTGACGTTGGTCAGCGCCCCCGCCACGGTAGGGCTGGCGTAAAGAATGTCGCCCAGCGTGAACGCGCTAGTGTCTACATCACGCACAAAACCCCAGACGGTGCAGTAGCCCTTTTGCCCAGTGTCAGGCAGGTCGTGCGTCATCACGCCGACGACGTACAACGTGTTGGTTGCGCCGTTGGATAGATAGGGAGACACTGACAGTGCGCTGTCTGGTACGGCCCCGGTAAAGCCCACCACGGTGCCATTAGGGATGGTTACGCCGGTGAAATTGGCTACACGGGCGTAGGTCTCTAGCCCAACTTGCTGGACTACACCATACTCCATGCCGAGATCCGCAGTCTGGTCGGTCTCGTTCCATGCCATGCGCCGTATGCGTGAAGTGTGCGGGGCGCTGTTTAAATCAAGATAGTCGGTAACGGTCGAGTTGTTGTTCTCGATTACCGGGGCGGCTGCGAGTAGCTCGACGGCATTGGCCAGCCTGGTGAGTTGCGCCAATGCCTCGTTTGCTGTGGCTTGGGCTGTGCCTGCCGAGATGCTGACTTCGTTGACCACATCTGGAGCGATTTGGTCAACCGTTGCAAACAGCAGCTCGAACTGCCTGATCTGTTGCTGATCGCTCAGAAAGCTAGCGAGCTGATCTCTAGTGAGATTGAGCTTGCGAGAGACAGGTGCGGTTGCCATCAGAAGGCCAATGCTTCCAATTGTGCCTCGAGGCGCATAAATGAAACGTGCGCGTCGCTGTCGCCTCGGAAGCGCTGGATGCGCCAGTTGCGCATGTGACCCTGCTGGAACCACGCGAGGCGCTTGGAGGTACTGCCGATGGTTCCGACTGCGATGCTGCGATCCTGGCTCCAGGCAAGGCCGTCCACGCTGTAGCTGGTGCTGATCTGCGGATTGGTGCCGAGCGCAACGCTGCCGGTGAGACTGACCAACTCAAGACGATTGAAGAGTGCACCGTTTCCCTCGTTGTAGACGATGAGCGTGCCGAATTCCCAGCGCACTTGCTCACCCCAGTGGTTGCCGGTGTCTTGCACCAGGTAGCCGATGGAGCTGGATTGCGGATCTCCGATCAGCCACTTGTCGTAAGCCCAGACCAGATTGCGGGCTCGGTACTGCGCAAACTCGACCACGGTGGTCGTAAGGGTGAACCAGACCTGATCTTGCAAAACCTCGGATGCGGCTGCGTCATAGACCACGGTGCGATCTGGCAGGTGGACGTAAAGATGCTCGCTAGCTTTGTCGTTACGGGCCTCGAGCTTGACGGTGGCCAGTTGTGCCTCGGTGTAGGTAAGCAGCAGGTTGTCAATCTCTTCCGTGCTGATCTTTTGGGTCTGCGCTGAGACGCCGAGATAGATGCCTGGGGCTTCGTTGCGGCCACCGCCCAGGAAAGCGATGCGGTCAACGTAGACGCAACAACCGAATGTTCCGATCACGCCTTTGGGAATCTGAGCGCCGTCGATGCGCTGAAACGGGAACAGGTCTCCACCTACGTTGTCAAACACCTCGATGGTGTTGCGGTTGAGGGCGTATACCTCGTTTCGGAGCTTGAGCAGAGCCACCACGGGGTCGGGGTCAACTTCTGACGACCCGTACTTGAGTGGGTTTACCTGCGTCGGATCGTTCAACTCGGTGACGATCAGGAACTCGCCATCGGTGGTCATGAAGTAGCCATCGACCCAACAGAAGTCCAGCACCACACCGAGGTCTGGGTCTGTCACTTGAACCAGGCCGCCAGATGGCGACCAGTAGTACAGCCGACCACCGGATGCAACGGCCAGGCGGTCAAAGCTGTAGTCGAAGGTCACTAGTTCGTTGACTGGGCCACCTACATCGCCAAGCACAATCACGGAGCCATCGTTAACCACGGTCACTAGCTTGGTGCCCATGGCCCGATAACAGATGCCGTTCCAGTTGATGCCTCCACGGTCAATGCCTGGGCCGGTTCCGTTGCTGACGATCCCATCGCCTGGACGCAGGAATCCGTTGCTGATGCCTGACGTCTTGGGCACCGGCACCATGTTGACCGGGTAGGCGGTGCGCAGCTCTGGAGTGCTGTCAGCGTAGATGCCGTTGAGGATTGGAATCTGCATGGCTTACCACTTGACCTTGTTCGCCCAATACGCTGCACTCATCTTGCCCTTGGCAATGTTCTGAGCGTGCCGGGCTTTGAATGATTCGTTGCGCTTCGATCCATCCGGAGATCCGGACACGCCTTGCTGACCGAAGCGAATGGTTTTCACTTCGTCCCCGGCCTTGGCCACGACAACGTGGCTTTTGGTCGGATGCGATGGAGTGGCCTTGGGCTTGTTGTAGCCCGAGACTCCAGCACGAGCAAGGCGTGTGTCTTTGGTGGCCATGAAATTAAGCCACTACAGCGCCACGGAATCCAACGACCCACCAGTCAGTGCCAGCGAACTGAAGCGTTACAGAATCCCCAACGGCATTGAAGGTGACGGTGGTCGCACTGCCAAGATTGGCCGGGGTCAAAACACCAGTGTCGCCACCTGCTGCTTCTGCGACATAGATGATTGTTTTGAGTTGCCCTTGTGCGCCGTCTGCAAGGGTCAAAGCATTGCCCGCTGCCGTCGAGGTGAAAGCGGTAGCAAGGCTTGTGATATTGACAGCGCCTGGCCCACTCAATGCCTGAACCGTTGCTGATGCCCCAGTGCCGCCGTTAGCTACTGGCAGAGCACCGGTTAC